GAACTTTAAAAGGTTCAAAGGTTAAGGAGATTCTGAAGAAGCTCAAATTCAATAAATACTACGAGCATATTCCCCATATTATTAACCGTCTGAATGGGCAGACTGCGCCCGTTATGAGCCGAGAGGTAGAAGAGAAGCTGCGCTATATGTTTAAGGAAATTCAGCCGTCGTTTCAGGCTCATTGCCCAAAAGGGCGCAGCAATTTCCTCTCGTATTCGTACGTTCTCTACAAATTCTGCGAGCTCTTGGAGCTGGATGAATATCTCCCCTGCTTTCCCCTTCTTAAGAATCGGGACAAACTGTATGTCCAGGATAAGATTTGGCAGAAAATTTGCCAAGACTTGTCATGGGAATTTATACGAAGTATTTAAGAACGGTTTAACATCTTGGACATCATAGAAAGAATATACTTTTTCTTCTCTTTTTTGCTCATACTACACATCTTCAACGCCATGGTTTTTGTTTCAGCCAGGATATTTTTCGCCTTTAATTTAATATTATTTTTCATTTTTTTTGTTAAACGAATCTCTTTGTGAGGAGAGCCAATTGTACGATAAATTTTTGGCATTGGTATTTTAATATTTTTAAGTTTTTTGGTCAAGGATTTTTCACACATTTTTACAGCGGCCTTAGAGGGCTTTGCGGAATTGTTAAGGGTAGACGGCATTCTACTATAGCCTGGAGTTCTTAATTTCAGTACTATACGGTACTAGACGGTACAGCTCTCGTTTAAATTCCTCGAAACAGCGTCGGCATGAAAACGCCCTTGCGAATATTGGTAATTTCCCGCTTTGTGAGCGCCTTTTTAGTCCGCCGTGTTTTCTTGCCGGATTGTATAATCTCAACGGCCTTCGATCCCTTAGAGCCAGACACATTTACATTATTGCGACGGGTAACCCTCTTGCCATTTTGTATAGTGCTATGACTCTGATGACTACGAAATATAAATGCGCCTTTCATTCTACTATAAAATGATCTAAAAGTTCATTTTATATGAGATTTACAGTCTGGTACTCCACGGTATCTACGCACGCATAGGGAAGCCGACGAGGTTTGCGCCAAGACCAAATCCTGCGCCAGTGCGAGCGGCACTGCCGTAAGCAGGTGAGAGAAACTTGGAATCAAGAACAACGAAAACGACCGCCGCAGTAATGGCAAGTCCAAAGACTTCTTTCATTGGCAAGTCACGCTTTGCGATAAAAATGGCAGCAACCGCCACCGCCAGACCCTCCACGAGCGCACGCACAATAACAGCTATTACACGTGAAACCATGGGATTGTTCATTATACTATTCATTTAGAATTTAAGCACGCATCGGGAAGCCAACCAGATTTGCGCCCATACCAAAGCCAGCACCACCACGAGCTGCACTGCCAATACTAGGCGACACCACGTCCAAAATAGCAAAGACTGCCGCCGCCACCAATGCTAAACTCAAGATATCCATCGGAGGCAGAGAACGCTTAGGAATATAGACTGCCGCAACCGCCACAAAAAGACCCTCAACAAGGTACTTAATCACACGATTGACAATTTCACTGTAGGAATCCATTATATTGTATACAAAGATTTTTCAAATGGATGCTGCGTTTTCCACTTAAACTTCTTATACGAATCGATTCTAGATGGCCAGCGAACGAGAGGATTTTTTGACCGAAGACCATGAGATTCCGGGACAGAGATTTTGCCTTTTGAGTTTTTTGAGTCCTGAGAAGATTTTGAAGAACAAGGATATCTTCATGTTTGATAAGTTTTTACAGACATTTGAATACACCCAGCGTGTAACCAGCTTCGAATCTTTCTTAATGTCGACGGTAAAGGGCATTAATGATGTTCTCAATGCGGAGGCAGATAAGGCAGAGGATAAGGATTTGAGCGGAGCAGCAACTGTGATTCGTGAGGCCCGTGTTCGTATGGATACTCTGATGGACGCATTTCAGAAGTACACAAAGGATTATCAATCCGAGCTGAAGGAGTCGAAGCTAAAGGCTCTCTATGACGATTTTATTCACTCAAATCGTGATAAGTTAGAGGAAGAGTTTTATGCAAAGAATGAATTCCGGACAACTGTTCGGGGACTAAAAGTGCGTGGAGTCTATAATTCAAACGAGGAGGCTGTCGCTCGTTCGAAGAAGCTTCAGCGCCAGGACACTCTTCACAATATTTTTGTGGGCGAAGTTGGCAAGTGGCTTCCTTGGGACCCCGAGCCTTCCCAAATCGGAGAGCAGGAATACGCAGAGGAGAAGCTGAACACTTTAATGAAGAAGTACAAGGAGAACGAAGAGGCCCGGGAGATGTATGAACGAGAAACCCGTTCGAAAATGAGCTCTACTTCTCGTAAGGCGGCAGTGGGCGCAGAGGGGGCAGTCGAGCCGGCAGCTGCCGAAGATCACGAAGGCCTCTTTGGTAACACAGGATTTGCCGACCTAGCAATTGCTCGAAAGTCGGGACAGGATAAGGACTAAATGATTACAATATGAATTTCATATTTAGATCATGTTTGTTACATCATTTTGAAGTAGTCATTTGTGATAGGGGGACTAATCGAATGACATTTATTATCTTGGCAGAATTCACCCTCCTGACAATTTACTCCCTTGCAGTCCAGGTCACGAAACCCCTCTGGAAAAAGTGGGGCGTACTGATTTCGCATCCATGGAAGAAATGCAATAACTAAGACTAATACACCAAAAAGCCCAATAAGTCCAAGTGCGTGGGATTTGCCAGCCATTCTGTAGAGCTCTTAGAAATTCATGGAAGAACCGGAAGCGGATTTGCTTCAATCGGCATAGTCATTTCCTCTGAGATACACATTCCGTTACCACATCGAAGAGGTGGTGGGCAGGGGTATAAATCTGTTCCACATCGAGTTCCTACACGGGAGCGTGTTCCATTGTTTGCCATACCTTCTATTGAGCCATTTGCCCTTTGAAGAAATGGGTTGATCCTAAGTTGCCTATCAATAATTAAAAGGACTATGGCAATACATAAAAGCACTCCTAAGGAATACTTCATCTACCGTGAAGTAGTTAATTTTTTCTAACATTTACTGATGGCCCCTTTAATTTTCGAGCAGCATTCGGGTCGTAGTTATTATAGTCACCCTCTTCTTTGTCCCGATAGTATGCTGCTGAATGTTGCCAAAACTCGGGCGCACCAATACGAAAATCAGAGTGCATATCCGCCTTGTACCAAAAGATGGTATCCTCTAATTTTGCGCTCTGGCTTGTGTTATCAATAACAAGAACCTCATAGTTCTGGGTACATTGGTCCATAATCTGGCAGAAAAATTCAAATGACGGAAATGCCGATGCATAGTTGTCATAGATACGTTTCCTGTTATTCAAATATGGCTCTCTCAGAATAAAAACAAAATCCACATTGGTTCTGAGAGCCGGCTGAATACCGAGAGGGTACTGCATCGTAATGAGGAAGAACACTTTCAACCAACGACCGTTCATGAATAAATAGCGAATATTCTTGTCATGAGTCCAGCTATCATCGTACATACAGTCATCCAAAATCATGAAAGAGCGTGGATCGGCCTTTGACTGAATTCCTTTTCCCAAGTCCTGTTGAATCTTTGCCATAATCATCTTCTGGCGTTTCACGAAATTGGAAAGAATAAGAGCATTGTACTCTCCGTGAATGAAAAGTGGAGGAATCATTTTTCCGTAAAAGGAGTTGGACTCCTCCGTTCCACTGATAACGGTTCCAAGCGGCATATTTTGGTGATGAAAGAGAAGGTCCCGGACAAGTGTAGATTTGCCAGTACGTCGCCTACCAATAAAAATAACCACGGCATCCTGGGGAATTTTCTTCATGTCAAATCGTTTAATATTAAAATTCACGTGAGCTCCTCCTGATGCCATTTGACTATTTAGCTGTAACCAAAAAAATGGAGAGTATTACCGTGGAGCCCACCGTATTTTAATCATGTTTTTTCCCAAAAAATGAAAGCAGGAATGAATACTAACTCTGAAATAAATTTTCAAACTGGTCAACTCCGGGGGATTCAATTACCAGCACCAAGATTTAATACCGGTCCAATATCATCTGCTCTTTTCAATGTTGAAGGGTATAAACATCTTCAGACATTTTTTCCAACGCTGACTAAATTATTTCGCCTAGGAAAATGGACATCCGGAAACGAAATTTGGATGGATACACCCTGGAGAATTAACGCAATTGACTGCTCTGGAACCACTGGGCCATGCTCAGTCACAGTACGATCCAATTCCGACTCCTCTGGAGAATTATTAACTAAAGATGTATTTTTAAAGGCTACACACCTTCTGGATCCAATATATTGGATAAGGGGAGCATATGCTCTACCAAAAGAGGGTTGTCTTCCTTGGCATCATAAGGGGTGGCTACGAGCTTGGCAAAAGTTACAGGACCCCGATAATCAAGCATACGTCGAGGCAGTTTGTTCATACGCTGTAGGCCGTATCAGCCAATCGGGTCTTAGCCCTCATTTTAATTGCTTTTATGGAGCATTTTGTGCCAGAGCAGATACATATCGCTACAATCTCACAGAGGACTTTCAATCGTACCGGCATGAGCGCTGGTTTTGGAAAGGATATCATCGAGAACTTTTTAAATTCAAAGTTGTAAATAATTTGAATCATGAGATGAAAGTTCCAGATGATGTTATTGAAGATATTCTTCAAGAGTATATTGATTCCGATTCCGGATCCGGCTCCGAGTACAATTCAAAATCCGAAACTCTTGATGAAATTGACGTTGGTTCCATTAAATCCATTGGCTCTTTACACAGTGCCGACTCGATGTGCGATGTGTCATTTGTCAATAGGGGAGAGTCTTCTAGTTCTGGCTCAAGCCATTCTGGAACAACCACCTCTGAACTTGAGGATGTCTACACAATTTACGCTGAAATTCCGAATTATCCTGTTATGCTAATACTCACTGAAAAAAATGAGGGAACTATGGATAGTCTTTTTGAGAATCCGTCACTTATAGGCTGTGTACCTGGAACATCGGAGTGGGAAAATCGCTGGTCGGCGTGGACATTCCAAATTATCGCCGCCCTTTCTTGTTTACAGACACTTATCGGATTTACACATAACGATCTTCATACAAATAATATTGTGTGGAATACAACTACAGATGAGTATATTCTCTATAAAACACGCAGTGGAACAGGATATCGCATTCCAACATTTGGAAAATTATTTAAAATTATCGATTTTGGTCGTTCAATTTTCACCATTAATCGCAAGCAATTTATTAGTGACGATTTCAAAAATGAAAATCACGCCGAAGGCCAATACGTATTTAGTCCTCTTGTAAAGAGGTTTGATAAGGAAATTCCCCCGAACCCCTCATTTGATTTGTGCCGCCTAGCCGTAAGTATGATTGATGGGGTGTTTCCTAAGAAGCCTACCAAAAAGGGGGATGTAATTCTAAGCGAGGAAGATGGACTAACTGTGTACGAAACTGAGTCGCCGCTCTATAATTTACTATGGTCATGGATGATTGATGATGATGGCCGTAATATTTTCATAAATCCTGATGGGTCTGAGAGGTTTCCTGACTTTGACTTGTACAAGCACATAGCAGAGTTTGTACATAAGGCAATTCCGTCACAGCAATTGGGGCACGAGGTGTTTATTAACTTTCAAGATGATTCTGTGGAAAAGGGGTATTCCCTGTTTTGTTAAGCTCCTATAGCTTTAAAAGAAGTAACATAAAATATATAGTAATTCCAATTGCCCACCAGACCCATTCTGGCATTACAAATGGCGGTTCTGCTGGAGCTGCTGGA